GCTTCTGGTTTACCCAGATAACCATAACCCTCTCTCAATTGTTTGTGTTTCTCATCAGAACCACCTTCAAGATAATTATCTAGGTCACTAATCAGTTCATCAATCTCTTTTCTTGATGAACTTTCAAGAAACTCTTCAACATCTTTTTTTGATGACTTACTAAGTACTAGGTAGTCATACATGTTGAGCATGTACTTTCCATTAAATGCATAATCGATTGTGTGCTCAATGATATCATAGAGATCTTGGTTGTCCATCAAACAATATTATTTTCCTTCAGGTATTTAACAGTTTCTGTACATCCACCAAGATGAGTTCCGTCATCAGGGCCCTCAACATTCAATATAACTTGAGGAAATGTAGAACCCTTACCAAACTTAGAATAAAACTCCTCTCTTGTGTAGTCTCTACCAAGTTTAAGGACTACATGTTTCTGTTCTGTAAGTTGTAGAACCTGTTGGACTTTAGTACAGAAAGGACAACCATCCTTAGAATAAATTGTGTATGTCATACTTCGTAAGGGTGTTGAGGTTTGTGTTCTCTATCCATAGGTTGAGAAGGTGTCCATGGGTCTCGTGAAAGATTTTTAATAACAATAAATGCTTCTTTATTACACTTACGAGTCCCAATAGGTGATTGCCATTTCTTATTATAGACTTCGCCCACATCAATACCAGAAACTTGAGTCCCTGCCATTTCAACTACAATATTGTCACCTGCTTCCCATCCGTACTTTTGGACAAGAGAAGCAACTTGTTCATAAACAGATGGAGTATCTAGTACTCGATCTTCAGCTTCTAGGTTTCCGATCATCATAGTGCCTCATATACAAGTTTGTCTGCCTGTTCAGGACCAAAAATACCCAACTTACGACGTTTTTCTTGTGCCTTGGTATGAACAAGAACCGCAGATGTTACAGGAGGTGCAACTGCAAGTGTCAGACCAAAGTCAACCAGTGAGATTGGTGCTGCAAGCAATGCAACACCTGTTGCTGCAAGAGTAGGAATCCAGTTGTTTGTTTTTACCGAATAAACAACAGAAACAACAGGTGGAACAGTGAACATATGAAGTAACCAAGAGACTCCAATACGGACTCGTGCTTGTTTGGCATCATCCACTTTGGTTTTAATCTCAATATACTCAGAGTATTCCATAAAAAAAGGGAGGCTTTGAACTCCCTTAACTATAACAGGTTTTAGTAGTATTTGTCAAACCATGTGACAGTCATTATACTGACACCACTTCTCCAATGACCCAAGACCTCATACCAAATGGAGTATCAGCAATCAAGCTCTGAGTTAATGTTGCAACCTCTTGTGGCACCACCAAACAGAATCCAATGCCCATATTAAATACATTTCTCATCTCATCATCAGAAATATTACCTGCATTCTGAATAATCTCAAATATATCTGGGACATCCCATGCTCCATAGTCCACATCAACAGTCAGACCCTTTGGAAGACACCTAGGAAGGTTTTCAGGTAGTCCTCCACCTGTAATATGAGCCATGCCTAGGATAGGAACCTCATCCAATAGGTGCTGGATTAAACGGGCATAGATGGTAGTCGGTATCAGAAGCTCTGGCATGTACTTATATGAGATAAAATCTCTAGACAGCATATCATTAATAAGAGTATATCCATTACTATGGAATCCACTACTCTCAATACCAATGACTACATCACCAGGTCTGATGTTACTACCATCAACGATATCATTCTTCTCTACAATACCAGTACAGAAACCAGCAAGGTCATAGTCAGTTGCTCTAAAGTGTTCGGCAGTCTCACCACCTAGAAGATACATTCCAGAAATAAGACAACCATCAATCACACCTTGAATGATATCATTGACGTTACCATCCAATTTTTTAGTGGAGATATAGTCTAAAAAATATAATGGTTTAGCACCAGAACATATAACGTCATTGACGCACATAGCAACGAGATCCTGACCAATAGTGGTGTAATCATTAGCAATCCTACAGATATTAATTTTAGTTCCGACACCATCAGCACCAGATACTAGTACAGGTTGTTCATACTCTGGTGGAATTTGTATCATACCATTAAATCCTCCAAGGTTAGGTACTTTCTTTTTGAGTTCTTCTACAAACTCTCTACCCTTTTCAATGTCAACACCAGAAGTTTTATAGTCCATCAGTCTCTTCCTAAACGAATGTATAAAGTAATCAATGATTGTGAGATTAGATCACAAGAATATGTAAATCCTTTCTTGTCCTCTTCATCCCAATACACTCTTTGATTTTTAAGAATTGCAGAGAACTCTTTGATCTTAGTTCTCATCTCTTCCTTTGTCAACTTATCCAACGATTTCACCTCTGGCAATTTGTTCACGACGTTTTAGTTTCCATACGATGTAATCCATTGTTGGGATACACATGGGGTTCCAACCAACAAAGGTTGTTGACTCTCCACTTGGTATCTTCCAACACTCAGCATCATCATTCTCAAGGTCTAGTGATTTACGATACTCATCCTCACCAAACATAACAACTGCTCGCTCTGCTTGGTTCAAACTTCTAAAGCAGTCGAAACCATTATTTCTAATCTCATCAGGGACGTGGTGTTTCATTGTTAAACTCTCCAAGTGCGTTCCAGTAATCCAATATTGAATCCAAACTTATAGACACTAAACAAAATAGAAATTAGATTGCCCATACCAGATTGGATTTGAAGAAAAGGCCAAACAGGATACTCATACCAATGTGCTGATGCTTGAAAAAGTGCCCATCGTTTGGTGAATAATACTTGGACATACCAATCTTGTCCAAAATCACAATCACGGGTGAACTTAATTAGTTTCATGTTTCATATCCGTAATACTTCTCGTTATAGTATGGGTTGGAGTTAAGGAAGGATTTAATATACTCTTCTTGAGTTTGTTTCTTTGGGGGTATGTAGTACATATCTAACCATCCTTTATTGATGAGATCAAAGAAACTTGGTTCCCACGATGCTAATGAGTTTAATGAATCAAACCTTTCACTGATTGCTAACCACCAAGTATCATACCAGTCTCCACCAAATCTAAAACGGATCTTATCAAGTTGTTCTTCGGTCATTGGATTGCAAGTGGTTGTAGTCGGTCAAGAATATAACGATAGGCAGGAACGATATCTCCTTCGTCCTTTCTGAATAGATCTTTATCAAATCTTTCATCACTACCAATCTTCCAGAGTCTCATACTATCAGGACTAATCTCATCGGCAAGTAGTAACTCACCATGAGCAGTATAACCATATTCAATCTTGAAGTCAACCAAATCAATACCCATAATGTAGAACATCTGACGAAGGCAATCATTTATCCTTAGTGTCATCTCAACAAAAGGTTCTGGATCATATCCCATCAAACGCACACGGTCTGGTGTTAAGAGAGGATCATGTTTGGTATCATCTTTCAAAAAGAACTCAACAATAGGATGCGGTAGTGGACAACCTTCCTTGAGAGTTGTCTCACGAACAATAGATCCAGCAGCACGATTCCTACAAATAACTTCCAGTGGAACTATATCTACCTTCTTACATATCATCTTGTTAGCACCAACCATATTGATATAATGAGTTGGGATAAGTTCTTTGGAAAGTTTCTCAAAGATGATAGATGAGATGCTACAGCAGAGGGATCCTTTTCCTAAAGGATGATCCTCCTTCTCTCCATTACCAGCAGTCACCTTATCATGATACTCAATGATGACACGATCAGCATCGTCACCAGCGTATACAGTTTTGACCTTGCCTTCAATAATTACTTTCATTAATCCTCCTGCTTGTATGTAATAGTAATCTGATTGTATACTTCATCTCGGTTGTCACTATTATATACACGACATCGTTTTACATCAGCATTCAATAGTTTCTCAATATTATTGAGTTGCCATTCAGCAGCATACTTCTTGAACCCATCGTCCATCCAACTCTTATTGGATCCTGGTGTGTTAAATTCTTCCATCATTCAATACCTGGTGGGAAAGTTTCAATCTCAGTCAATTCATAGTCCCAATCTTCCATGACTGTATTGGCAAGGAATCTATCAGATAGCATTTCAAGTTCCTTCTCAGCATACTCTCTGCTCTCTGCTTCCAACCAAACGTCGATGACCTTACCCAATCTAAGTTTCTTGATATTGAGTTCAGACAATCGCTTACAGGCGTCTCTCACAGCATTACCTGGGGAGTCATCAACCTGTGATCGTAGTCGGACAAATACTAATGCTTTAAATTTCATCTAGGTGTGTTTGTCATGTGGTCACTATTTTGGTCATTGAGTTTAAATTCAACTCTGTCTAGTTCTAGAATTTGCTTGACGTGATACTGACGCCAGTCATCAAGGGCAAGCAAGAAGCCAGCAACTAGATTGTCACTAAATTCTGGTGAGTCATGTTGAACATCTGCAATCAAATCAGCAAATTGTTCTGCATAGAATTCTTTTGATCCGTATTCGTATGACATTCTTGGTTAGTTTTACCTGTAGACACTATACAATAAAAAACCACCCCGTGTCAAGGAGTGGTGGTCGGTTTAGGAGGTGGTCAAGAATTTGTCCTCAATCTGGCATAATCAAAAACTTTCTGAGGAATATTAATTCCTAATGATTCTTCAAATCCTTTGAATCCTGGTGAGGAGTTTGCTTCACAGATTCGGTATCCATCACTGTGAAATAATAAATCAACACCAGCAATATCAAGATCAAGAGCTTTTGCAACTTGAATACTAAGCATTTCCATTTCGTCGTCAACATCATATGCTTCCCCTTGACCTCCACGGGAAATATTGGCTTTAAATGAACCATCAGTAGATTTGCGTTGCATAGCACCAACAACTCTACCACCAATAACAATTACCCTCAGATCTCTTCCTTCTGATTCTTTAATATATTCCTGAACAATCATAGAATTCTTAAAGTCAAGAGAAGAAATAAGTTCCGACAAATCTTCAAAATGTTTAGCGTCTTCACAAAGAAAAACACCATTTCCATGTGATCCAGTTATAACTTTCAGGACACAAGGAAATCCCACTACCTTTTCAACTAACTCAGATTTACATGGAAATCTAGTCAGCATAGTTTTGGGAATAGGAAGTCCTGCTTGTGCCAAAATTTGATTGGCATGAAACTTATCCTTTGATGCTTCAATAGAAGCAGAATTAGGAAGAGTTTGGACATTCATTCTCTCGAATTGTCTGAGAACACTGAGATTAAAATAGTCAGTGCCACTCCCAGTGCGAGCAAGTATGCCGTCAGGCAGAGAAACAATATCATTACAATGTCGAATAGATTTACGGTCATCTCTGGATACAATCAAATCAATTTCGTCAGCATAAACCAAACGAAGATCGATATTATATTTATCTGCTTCTTCAACAAATCTTTGTCTTTCATAGATCTCTGTGGTGAGACGATTACCAAGCATCCAGAGTTTCATCAGTTTACATCACCATCAAGTTTATCAGCACCATGTTGCTCCCAATCTCCTTTGATCTTGGGTTCACTACCAAAGTTATTTTTGTAGTTAGATCGCAGCTTTGCACATTCTTCATCACGAATCTTCCACTCTTCAAACTTCTTATCCAGGTCTTCATTCATCGTGATATCATACTCACAACATATCTTACGTTGCTCTTCTTCAAGCACCATATCATTGAAGACCAATGACATAGCACCAGAACGAATAGAACTGGGGCACATACCTACACACAACATGAACTTCTCAAACAGTTTGAAATACTGCTTGGCATTGAGATCACCAGCAGGTGCTGTGATCAGGTAATGTTCTTCAG